GCGCTATAGTCATTAAAAATAAGTTGATCAACCTGTTTATCTACACATGCACGCAACGCTAGCACCAGAAACACAATGCCAAAAATCTTGTTCACTCCTTCACCTCTTCCGTGCTGATCAGAGCCATGGTTGTGATGTATTTCCAATGTGGGTTAAGTACCTTTTTAGAGGGATAATGTAGTGATGTGTGGTTGTTGATATCTCCATCATGTCCAATATAAAACAACTGCTTAGGCTTCGCGCATTCCCCGCACTTGCGGGGTTTTTTGCGAACATGGCCACCTAGTTGTTTGTAATGTGTCACTGTTTCGCCGTTTTTATCTGTTTGTATTATAATAAGGTCTTTATTAGATGTTTGGCCAACCTGTTTCACTGTGCCTCTAATTTTTGTGCCTATATAGCTCCAGTACCACACCCTATCCCCTACGCTTGGTTTAGTTTTCATTTAATACACTCCGATAAGTATGGAAACTGTTTGCACACGATAGTGCTGGCGACCATATGACCAAACCAAAGAATGACCACAATCACGGGGGCCATTATAATTAAGTGTGCTGCCCAATATGGAGCATGTTCTAGTACTGCAACCAGTACCAGCGAAAATAAAAGTGCAACACCGAAAATTAAAACAACAAATAGCGCAGATATCATCTTCCACACCTGCACACTTCAAACCAACATGCTAAACACATTATTGTGGCCTCACTGGTTTTGGTGGGATGTTATCACCGCAAGATGCGTGGTGTTTCATAAATCCCCTTAACATCTCGTGTGCTGTTTTATCTCTCATCGCTGTTGTGGCGAGTGCGTGATACTTATTTTGCATCTCTGTGAATTTACCCCAATTGTCTGCGCCAATATATCCGTTCCAATCAAAGTTATCGCACGCATCCCAATACTCTTGCATTACGTTTGACGCCATTTATTTTTCCCCTGTTTTATTTGTTTCATCGCAGCGACAGCAGCACGTTCAGCTGCCTTAAATGCGCTTCTTATCAGGCTAGACCTAGCGGTACTGCTGGTTAATCCGTTATGAAGAATAGACCCAGTGCCACCACAGCGAGTACACAGATCAAAAAACGGCCCAATTGATTCATCGACCATAACCGTTCCACTGAAGCACGCGGTGCAATTAGTTCGACAGTATGCCATAAACCACCATTGAACCTGCAATAATGCCACACATAAACACCAACACACCCTCAAAAATATAGTCGTTCATATCGCCGAAGATATAAGAAAAAAGCGTGTTTTCAAGGTATCAATTGTTAATTAGTTTTAATTTTTTAAGGTGATTAGGCCACGGTGCGCTTAATGGATGCTAATGCTGCTTTTATGATCTGTGAAATTCTGGACAGGTCTAAGTCGTATACATGAGCCAGTTCATCCATTGTGTGGCCATACTTAAAATGCATTACAACCATCATCTTGGTGGTTAGGTCTAAACCACTTATAAGGTCATCAAAGCTTTGAGCTGACATAAATAAGCCATCAGAGGCTTCAATTGTTCTTTTATCTAGCTTCTCAATTACTTGTGAGCGTCCTGCTTTTTGGAAGGCGTCACGTCTAGGTCTGCTGTTGCTGGTTTCTGCGCCGTGCATTCTAAAGAAGTCTACTGCTAGGTAGCGGTAACTTGTGTGGATACTGCGACCACCAAGCCACGCAATGATACAAAATGATTTAAAGTCCTCAGCATCTTGTTCAGGGAAGTTGCTAAAGCGTTTACGAAAAAACGTGTACGCACCACCACTTTTAAAATGAATGTCTTGCTCTAAGTCTCTCATGGCGATGGGCTGGGTGATGGGGCCACACACTTAACGGGCTTGCCTGTGTCATCTAGTTCAGCGGTAGCCACAAGCCTGTGTTGGACGTACTTTTTGCCTTCAAAGCAATAGGAGTATGGCTCGCCAACCATTGAGACTGAACAAGCGTTTAAACTAAAGAGTGCAAACAGTGACAACAATGCGTGGACCTTCATGTGTCCAATCGTAGTACTTGCGTAAATGTAATTCAACAACTTGTGCATCGTCATGCCAGAATAGTTGATTAAAAGAATCAAGGACCGCCTTAGTTGTGTTATCTAGGTCAGGTTTTTTAGTGTGGTGTGTGTGTGTTTTCTTTGCGTAGCTTTTTTTAATCGCAAAATAAAAATCAAGTTTCACGACAAGTGGACCCATCAACAACTCGCTCGGTGCGTGTGGTTTTGACAGCCTTTGTAAAAGCGTTCTAAACTTCACAGACTTTGGGGGGGTAAATACGCCGTAGCGTCCAAGCCTTGGCCTGCCCATTGGGACTGGTTCGATTGGAATAGTAAAGTTAATCACAAAAACACCATTTTTTGTTATTAAGGGCCACTGGTGAACACAGATTAAACCAGTGACCCCAACACACCAAGCATTAACCTCGTTTGGTGCATTATTTAAACGACTCGTGAAGTAAAGACCTGACAAGGCTGTAGTCCTTAGGTGTGCTTCTCTCTTCCATAGCTTGCTTGTAAATCGCTCTGTACTTCACACGCTGGTCCTCAGGCAGTAGTTTAAGCAGCGCCAGCACTTGGTCAACCTCACCGCGTTCAATCGCCTTCAAGAGCCATTCTGAGAGTGTCACAGTAGTATCGTGTAGTTCCACAATGCGCCTCATTTTCCACGTTTTGTTGTGGGTTGGTTTGCTATACCTGCCTTGAGTTGCTGCGCCATACCTAGCGCCGCTGCATCAATTATTTGATTCATTCCGCCGGCCAGGTATCCAAAATGTGTGCAGTTTGTGCAAATGGACATACCACCGGCGTAGTAGTCGCCGTCTTCAGCTTCAAAAACACCACCACGCAACCCACAGTTTGGACAAAACCAATCTGTTCTATCGAATGTTTCAAAATAATGGTGGCTTCCGGGATATTCATTTAGGACAGTAATGTTTTCCATTTCTTCACTCAAAACGGAAGATCCGACTCATCTGGTACAACAGATACATCACCATTGAAGGGCTTGGCCATGTTGTTTTCCACAGCACCCAAGAACGCCTCAATATGTTCAATCGCTTCTTTCGCACTGGGTGACAGCGGTTTACCTGACTTGTATGCACTGTCCTCTAAGAAGCTGACATAGCTCTTAAGTCTATCTGGTCCAACTGATGGGTCATTGTACAGTTCTTCCACAGAACGCTGCTTCCACTTGCCAAATCCAAAGGTCCACTTTGATTGGGTGGTATCGCCGTCACCAATATCAGGCTGTTGTGGCTTGATAGATGGCTGACGGCTCATTTCTGCTTGATCCATCTCAGATGACTCATAAACGCCACCCAATTGCTCAGGGAATGCCATGCGAAGCGCAGCAGCTTCTGCGACCTTCTTAATCATTGTAGACGGCATCTTGGCCCACATAGCCTTGCCTGTGTCGTATTCATGCAGCTCAACCTCTTCTCGTGCTGGGTGTATCCAATCAGACCTGTAAACTTCTGCCCACCCACCAATGCACACGCCTTTATCATCCCGAAGCACGCCGCGCTTGATACCAGTCAACTTGCCGGTAGCAGCAGCCTTTGCTCTGAAGCCATCGATGCCAACAACTATACTGCCAGGACTATTGCCGTACTTAACAAAGTGAATCTGGCCAGACTTCAAAGGGTCAAGCCCAAGATTGTTGCAGCGGTATAAGAAAAGCTGAAGTTCTTTTGGTGTAGCACCTTTTGCAACAGTGTCTGTGATTAGTGCCAACTCTTCGTTGCTGAATTGTTTAGGTGGGTGAACTATATCGTGTGTCATTGTATATCCAAGCGTCATTTTGATGTGTTCCTTTGAGCGTTTATAATTCATGATTCTTTTTTTTCAATCACTCAATTGTTAAATAGTTTTAGCTTTTTTTAGCTCTAAGTATTTCCCGTATGCATCAGATTTTGGCTGAGTTAATCCAAGACCCTTGCACCACCAGTCGTTGCGAAGGAGGCATTTGCACAAGCGTCTATAAGACGGAGCCCAATGTTTTGCTTCTAAAATGTCTGGTGCCTGATCAGGAATGTCTTTATCGTAACCGCGCCTTCTCCAACCATGAATGAATGATTTAAATCGTTTTAAATAGTGATCCCTTGTTTTCTTAGGCAACGTTGTCAAAAGCAGGTTGCAGAAGGATTTATGCGTGTGTCCTTCTGGTAGGCTTATTTTATTATATCCCGTGATGTTACCGTTCTCTTCGACATACAAAGACATGCTGTTTGCACCGCTTACCCTTGCAACGACCTTGTACCACGTTTCTGGCTCTAGGATGTGATATAACCACAAACCTCTTCGTTGATCGTCTCCATACGGCTGGCAAAGCCTTTGCTGTGACGGTGATACCCCAGCTTGGTGCATTAGGTCGTATATTTTATTGTACGGTTTTTCTTTGTTCTTGTTTTTATAAACCCACAGGTCTGAGGTCTTCCAGTCGTAAATCGGGTAACAATTATAAGACGAATTAGTTACCTTTGTTGTCCACGTTAGGTCATTAAACATTTCTTTTTTGCGTAGATAGCTACGCGATGCAACCGTTCTATATCGGTTCAAACTCTCGTCAGCCCTAATTCCAACCATCACCGCAGTCTGTTCGCCTTTAGAGTACCACTCTGCAAAAAGAATAATGAACTCTTCAAACTCCATTCCTTTATGGAAGAACGGGAAGTAATTAACATCACTAATGCACTTTGCTGGTAACTCCCTAACCCAAGAATCTTTTTTTTCATCATCCCAGCAAATCCATCTGGGTTCAAAATTACTGGACGCGTTTCTGAGGCTCATTGGCAGGCACACCCAAAATGGCTCAATGCAGTCTGAATAAAAAGACAACATCTCTTCTAGGTGGTGAATCGTGGCTTTGTACTGTGCCTCAAGATCAACAATCATGATGGCTATTTTTCGACCACGCTTCCGCGCCTCTGTCGCAGCCAAGTGAAACATCACAGAGCTGTCTTTACCCCCAGAAAAGGACAATACTATTCTAGGGAAGTGATCAAAGGTGTAAGCAATTCTTTCTTGAGATGCCTGAAGTACTGATTTTTCTCGATATATTTTTGCACCCATAATTAATAAATATTCGCCTGAGCATTAACCCCTGCGTCCTCTAGTGTTGCGTTTGACTCGTACCCATTTAACTCAAGCCAAATATTGAGATATTTTAGTGCGATTATATCGGCGTCTTGCTGCTCTTTTTTTGAGAGAAGGAAGTACCCCGATCTAAAGCACGAGGGTATACCTAACTCGATACATAAAGACGCCTGTCCAAGCCACGCTATGCGGTTCATTTTTTCGTTAGTCAAGTAGTGTTCGCACGAGTTTTTCCAAGTCAGTAAGACTTTACTTAAAGCAGATCTAAAATTATCACTATTAGAAAGTAGCTCCTTATACGCCGTTTCGCACTGGTCTTTAGTCATTCCTTTTTTAGAGTTCTCGTAAAAACCGGCAGGATAGCACTCCCACTTATCCCATTGATGGAATATCCTAACTAATGGCTTAGGCATCTTCACTGTCCTCAAATGTGACTTCAGATAGGTCATCTTCAAAGCCAACGTCCCAGCTTTTTGAAAAGTCAGCATCAGAAAAAAGCTCGGCCATTCCGGTGATCTGACACAACCTTAAAACTTCATCTTCGTCCATTCCAAGGTTTTTAGCTATTTTAGCATCACTCCAGTTACGGCGTTTAAGTTCAATGACAATTTCAGACATTGACTCAACCTTATGTTTACCACGAGCCCTGTTATGCCTGATTGTTGCTGCAATTCGATCGCCCTTATCAAGTCGGTCATTATTAATAACAACGCATGGAAGGTATGACTTAACTCTGTCTCGAACTACTTTGGACTCTTTGCCGACCCTATTGCGATGGAACCCGTCAACAACCTCAAAAACAGAATCTCTCTTCCAAGTGACGATTGGCTGGGTATATCCATCTTCTACGATTGAAGTCTCTAATAACTCCATTTCTGGTGGTGCTACTGCATTTGGATTGTAATCGTTTGACTCGACTAGATCGTTTTTAATCCACACAACGCAGTCAACCGGTTCTTTGTTGAAGGGGCTTATCTCGTGAATGGCTAATTTGATTTCATTAAGGTCTGAAACCAACTGTGCAAGGTCTGCTTTTTTTATTTCAGAGATGGCTTTAATAATATCAGCCACACTACTTAGTGAGTTTTTAGCTTCCTTCGGTGATTCTTTTTTTTGGTTACTCATCCTGCTGAACAAAGCAGCAAGTGCGGTGGGTGTCCATTCTTTTCCAGTTGGAGTAAAAAGTTCATGAGAATTAAACTGGTCTGCTATTTCTTTCCAACCTCTTTGCTTAAACCGCTCGACTTGACATATTTTAAAAACCTCACTCGTAGATAATGTTTCCATATTTAACGGACCACTATATATATTATTAAACTCTGTCAATTTAAAATTATTCACTCAGGAAGAGTGAATAATTGCGGGATTGCAAAGGGTGCAGCCCTTTGACTTCACCATACTGTGTTATTCACCGGACGTAGCTCCGCCATTACCACACTATGAATTAGTCAACTATTGAAGCGGTAAAAGCCTGTTCCGTGGCTCTTTAGGCAGAATCGCCTTCCTGTCACTCTTCATGGATGTACTACTTAGAGTGCTCTGGGTTCCCCCTTGCGGGTTCCTCTCCAAAAGTTTTCAGATGGGCCGCCTTGATTCATGAGTATCTTTTTAGGGACTCACTTTACGAGCGACTATTACGGGCCACCTTAGACTTGCAAATTTAACTTGATGTGATGTTTTTTTTTAGATATAAACGAGACATCAAGTTTAGTTTAAGCACCTAAAACTTATACCCCTTGTCCAGATGATTCAAGAGATTCTGACAAGGGGTTTTCTTTTTCTGACAACACATGGCGTGGTGACAAAAATTGTCGCTGGTTAATCATTAGACACTTAACAATCTTCACAATTCAGAAATAAACAATAAGCTGTGCTTTGGTATAATTGTTAAGAATTGACAACAATGTTAATTTAGTGCCAAACTTTGGCCAGTGTCAGTTAAACTTAAAACACCAAGAGAGTTACGCGATGAAGTCTTATCTCTTATCCAGCGGGATATAGAAGAGATGGGTCACGGTGAACGCGCCTTTGAATCTGAAACTGCACAAGACCTGTGCCGGTACTCCAATGCCCTTTTAAACATCATCAAGGACCAGTCAAACGAGACAGAAGATGGACGCAAGTCACTCTCTAAAATGACTGATGAAGAACTAGCAAAGAAGGCTGAAGAAGCCCTTGCCGCGTTCAAGGTGAAGAAACCATGACCCAAACAGATCTAGTCATCAGGCCCTTTGAGCCCAGGGACTTTAATTTCATCATTGCCACATGGCTGAATCACTACAAAAGTCACTCCTATTTTGCCAAACGCATTAAGCACTCGCTCTACTTCAAGTGGCATAACAAAGTGGTTCAAAACATTTTTAACAAGCCAGAAACGTCATGCCTTATTCTGCATGAACCCAATGAGCCTGAAGTGATCTTTGGCTTCTTTGTGTTTGAACGCCGTGACCCAGCAATCATGCACTTTGTGTTTATCAAAGAAGAACTTAGAGGCATGGGTCTTGGAACACGCATTGTTGAAGCTGCAAACCTATCTCAAGACAATATTCAATTCAGTCATTGGACCTATCCGATGAACGACATAATTATCAAGTATCCACAACTAAACTACAATCCATATGCGGTGCTATTATGAGAGGCTCAAAAGTAAAGAATCTAACACTCGGACAGACACGTTACTTCACTTATTACATCATCTGGCCAGGAGAAAACGACTATTGGGTTGATCAAACCCCTTTCAATGGTCCGTTAGACACCATGCTACCGCTAACAAAGTTCAACACGTCCATTACTAAGATGAGTGACCTAAGAACCAAGGGTGAAACGTCTTGGAAGGATAATAACGGAGTTAAGCACAGAGTTGTAATTGATGAAGTAGAGATTCCACGCAAGTGGGGAAAGAGTGCCAGATGAAAAACAAAAAAATTGAGTTCGTAAAAACACATGTGTCCTATGGAGTTCTTGCTGGCGGTTCATTGACGCTAGAGGCAGTTAAGCACAGCCTTGTCATGACTTTAACCCCAGCTGGCGTGTATGTTGAAACCAAAAAACATGGTGAGTTCTTAATCACTTTTAACAACATCACGCATATTAAGTTCTATAAAGAAGAAGCGTAACACATGACAGGTGCGATAAGCGCACAAAGCATTCTTAATGAGGTCATTTCAAGGCTTGCGAATCGCTTTGACATAGGACTGTTTTGTTTTAAAGAACAGCTGGCGTTCATTAATGACACCGCACAATTTAAGACAGCAGTCTGTTCAAGACGTGCTGGCAAGACCATTGCGTGTGCTGCCGACCTGATTAGTACAGCGCTACAGTTCCCTGGCGTTGTGTGCCTATACATCACCCTAAGCAGAGTAAACGCAAAGCGCATCATCTGGCCTGAACTTAAGAAGATTAATACTGAGTTTAACTTAGGTGGGGTTCCAAACGAATCAGAACTGTCACTCAAGTTTGTTAATGGGTCTACAGTCTATTGCAGCGGTGCCAAACACAAGCAAGAGATTGAAAACTTCCGCGGTCTTGCTCTTAAGAAGGTTTATGTCGATGAGTGTCAGTCTTTTCGCGCATACATCCAAGACCTGATTGATGACGTTATTGCAAAGGCACTTTTTGACTATGCTGGAACGCTTTGCTTAATCGGCACTCCAGGTCACGTTCCTAACGGTTATTTCTATGACACCACAAAGTCAGAACATTGGACCCATCACGCATGGACCATGTTTGAAAACCCACATTTAACAAAGAAGTCTGGCAAGACGACAGAAGAACTTGTCATGGCTGACTGCAAGCGCATGGGCGTGACCATTGACCACCCAAAGATTCAGCGTGAGTGCTTTGGCAAGTGGGCAGTAGACACAGACAGCCTGATATTTAAGTACGACCCATTAATAAACCACTTCGACAACATACCGACGACACGGGGCCAGTGGTCCTACGTTATCGGGGTTGACGTGGGGCATGATGATGCCGATGCAATAGCGGTGATTGGTTGGAATGAATATGACACACGCGCCTATCTGATTGAGGAGATAATCAAAACCAAGCAAGGCGTGACTGAACTTGCAGATGCCCTAGATGCGCTTGTGTTGACCTATAAGCCACTCAAGATTGTCATGGACACCGGTGGCCTAGGGAAGAAGATTGCGGCCGAGATAACCAGACGCAGGGCCATTGCTGTTGCGCCGGCCGAGAAGTCACGCAAGATGGAATTTATTGAGTTACTGAACGATGCCATGCGTACAGCCAGATTCTTTGCCAAAAAGACTTCGGCGTTTGCTCAAGACTGTTTCTTGGTTGAACGCGACGATGACAAGACCACAGTGGATAAGATTGTTGTCAGCGACAGATATCACTCAGACATTGGTGACGCCGTGCTTTACGCCTTCCGCGAATCACTCCATTGGTTATCTGAACCCGAAGACAAGCATGTTCCACATGGAACACCTGAATGGCGCGTTAGAGAAGAACGCGAAATGGAAGAAGCTGCTGAAGCCATGCTTGATCAACAAAATCAAGATGACAATTGGGACGTTTTTAGTAATGATTAGTTAACACTGTTATGAAACCTCAAGAATTGAAGCAAATACTTAAAATAGCGCAGTCTTTTAACCTGAAATCACTCAAAGTTGATGGGTTTGAGATTGTTTTTGATGAAAAACCACAAGCAGATAAGTCACCAAAAGTGGGGGGTATACCCAAAATGGAACCACCAAAGCAAAACAGTCAAGAATTATTAGATGCGTTTGATGGCGGGATGCCTTCTGATTCTGACATGCTTTTTTACTCTGCTGACCTAACTGACACGCCCAAGGACGGGGCGACATAATGCAAAACATTGACTACAAAAGCTTTGGACCCAATGGCGATGGCAGCACCGATCAAAACTTTGATAAGCGCTGGTGGCTTGCAAACAAAACTGACCGCGCTGACTCGCTTGCAAAAGTAGTCACCACTCTCGGCACCTATGACTCTGTTAGACAAGCGCAATACCAGACCAGCACACGCCTCTATGGCAACACAGCCCTGTTCGGAGTCAATGCATTCAACTATGCAAAAGGTTCAACTAACGCACAGACGATTAAAAAAGAACGCGTCACATACAATGTGGTGCAGTCATGCGGTGACACCATCACAGCAAAGATTGCAAAGAACAGACCCAAGCCCCTGTTTTTAACTTCAGGTGGTAACGTCAAGCAACAGCGCAAAGCCAAGAAGCTAGACAAGTTCATCGATGGCGTTTTCTATGAGAACAACGCATACAAGCTTGGCACCTCAGTATTCCGTGACGGGTTTATCCTTGGTGATGGGCTTATTCATGTGTTCAAGTATTACGACCGAGTTAAAATGGAACGGGCACTTGCAACAGAGCTCTATGTTGACCCAGTTGAATCCTTTTATGGTGAACCCAGACAGCTGCACAGAATTAAGAACATAGACCGCTCCGTTCTCATTGACATGTTCCCTGAAAAAAAAGCAGCCATCCTTAGAGCCGATGGCGCAAAAACTGACTTAACCGGTCAAGCCATGAACATCTCTGATCAAGTAACAGTGGGTGAGTCATGGCATCTTCCATCAGGACCAGATGCAACAGATGGTATGCACGTCATCTGGCTAACTGGTGCTACTCTCTTTGAAGAAGCATACACCAAGCAATATTTCCCTTTTGCTAGGTTCCAGTGGTGTCCGCGTCAGTACGGCTTCTGGTCACAAGGTGGCGCTGAACAGATTCAGAACATCCAGCTAGAAATTAACAAACTCCTATGGGTCATCCAGCGTTCTATGCATCTTGCTGGCACCTTCAAAGTCTGGATGAAAACTGGAACTAAGATCCCTAAAGAACACCTGAACAATGACATTGGTGCCATCCTAGTTGGAGAAGAAGCCCCAGAATACTTAGTACCACCCATTGTAGCCCCTGAGATTTACAACCACTTAACCACTCTTAAGGCTCAAGCCTATGAGCAAATAGGTGTATCCCAACTCTCCGCAAACTCACAAAAGCCATCAGGCTTAAACTCCGGCAAAGCTCTTAGAGAGTTCAATGACATCGAGTCAGACAGATTCATGACTGTTGGACAGGCTTATGAACGTCTATTTCTTGACGCAGCAAAGATTGCAATTGATGTGGCAAAAGAGATTTATGAAGAGGTTGGTGAGTACAGCGTTAAGGTTCCAGGAAAGAAGTTCATTGAAACCATTGACTGGGAAGATGTGAACCTTCATGAAGATTCTTATGTCATGAAGATATTCCCCGTATCCTCGCTCCCGCAAGACCCAGCTGGCAGACTTCAAACGGTTCAAGAGTATGCGCAAGCTGGCTTCATTGACCCAATGACTGCCCGCAAGCTACTTGACTTCCCTGACCTTGAACAAGTTGAGTCACTAGCGAATGCGCAAGAAGATTGGATCTGTAAAACGCTTGATCTAATCATGGACGATGGTGAATACAACCCACCTGAACCAGAAATGAACCTGCAGCAAGCACAAATGATGGTCCTTCAGTACATCGCGCAAGGCAGCGTTAACAACCTAGACCCAGAAAAGCTTGAGCTACTCAGAAACTTCAAAGCACAAGTAGAGATTCTTATTCAGAAGGCTATGCCACCAGCACCATTACCTAGTGCAGGGGGTGCGGCCGCTGTTCCACTTGCACCGCCTCAAAGTGATCTATTACCCAACATGCCTCAATCAGCATAACCACAAAGGAAACACACATGGACCTCAGTCAGTTTAAAGTCGAAAACACGTCCCTAGCAGAAGAAGCACTTAAGGCATCAGACATTGCCACACCAGAAGCACCAGAAACCCCCACAGATGCACCAACAGAAGTGGTGGCACCAGAGGTAGCAGAGAAGCAGCAGAGCATGTCTAACCTCATTGCAGCTGCTGCAAAAGAGAAGAAGCGTTTCTTAGATGCACAGCGCATGTATCAGCAAGAGAAGCAGTCTCGTGAACAGCTTGAAGCACGCATCAAGGAACTAGAATCAAAGTATGCAAAGCCAGGTTCACCTGAAGAAGCACTTGGGCGCTATGGGTTCAGCTACGATGACTTGGTTAGTTACAAGATGAATGACAACAGACCCACCGCTGACATGGAAGTTAAGACTGTGCGCAGTGAGTTAGAAGAGTTTAAGAAGTCATTCATGCAAGAAAAGGAAGCCTTTCAAAAGCAACAGCAAGACAATGCCCGTCAGCAAGCTGAGACAATCACAGCAAACTTTAAGAGTGAGATTAAGGACACAGTCTCTGGTGACCTAGATAAGTATGAGCTCATTAACCTAAACCTAGAACCCGAAGAAGCAGCTGACCTGATCTACAGCACCATTGAACAGCATTATCAAAAGACTAAGCGTGTCCTTCAGGTTGCTGAAGCAGCAGAGCTGGTTGAAAAGCACTTTGAAGATAGGGCTGGCAAACTGTTCACTGCCAAGAAACTGGCGTCTAAGTTTAATCCACAGCCCACAGCAAAGCCTGCACCAACTAGCTCAAAGACACTCTCCAACTCTATTTCATCTAGCGCATCAAGCATGTTGCCAGCGAAAACAGAGAATGACCGTATGGCTAGGGCTCTTGCAGCACTGGATAAGTTCAGTAAATAAAGGGTGGGGCCATGTAACTCACTGGATGAGTACCACGCACGGGACGCTTTGCGTGTTGAAGTCAGTTCGATTCTGACCATGGCCACTTTACTTTAGTTACGCGTCGTGTATCGTATCCTTATCAGCTAAACATTATTGACCTCACGTCTTAGCAGTACAGTCACACCTATCTAATCGCCTCAGTCATATTAAGGCATAATTAAATTTACAGTGCGCAAGCACTAGATAGGTGTTTCCATGGCTATTTTAGATATGAGCGCAATGAATGCAGCGCTTAAAGAATTATATGACGGGCAAGTAGTTGAAGATCTTGTGTACTCTGACAACCCAACCCTGGCGATGCTTCCTAAAAAGACTGACTTCGGCGGAAAGTATAAGCCAGTTCCAGTCATCATCGGTGTATCACAAGGACGTTCCAGCACTTTTGCTAACGCTCTTGCGAACCAAAGCGCTGTTGATGTTGAATCATTCTTGATCACTCGTAAATCGGATTACTCGATTGCAGAAATCAGCAATGAAACAATGCTCGCTTCTGCAACAGACAAGATGGCCTTCTTGGAAGGCTCTAAGCTTTTCATTGATGGTGCTATCCGCTCTGCTACTTTATCCCTTTCTTCTTCTATCTTCAGAAGCGGGACTGGTTCGATTGGACAGATTGGAACAATTGGCGCGGGTGTGATCACTCTTGCTAATCGTGCTGAAGTTGTTCAGTTTGAAAAGAATCAAACCCTCAATGCATGTGCTACTGACGGGGGCGCTGCACGCGCTGCTGTTGGTTACGTTGTTGCTGTGAATCGTTCTGCTGGGACCATCACTGTTGCTGCTTCAATGGGTGGCGCAGCTGCAAGCCCTGCACTATGGGTCACTGGTGACTACTTGGTTGTTGAAGGCGATCTTAATGCCAAGATCAGCGGACTTGCTGCTTGGATTCCTGATGCAGACCCATCTGCTACACCGTTTTTCGGAGTAGACAGAAGCACTGACACTGTACGTCTTGGCGGTAACCGCTACGACGGATCTTCACAGTCTATCGAAGAAGCGTTGATCGATGCTTCAAGCCAGATTGCTGAGAACGGTGGCAAGCCAGGAGTTGGAATCGTAACCTATGCTTCCTTCTCTGCACTTGAGAAGTCGCTTGGTTCCAAGGTTCAGTATGTTGATGCAAAGGGTCCAGCTAATGTTGGATTTAGAGGCATCATGATCAATGGCGCAAGTTCAACCATCAAAATCTTCCCTGACCGTAACCAACGCGCTCAAAAGGCTCATTTGTTACAGATGGACACATGGGCACTCAACAGCCTTGGTGATGCACCGATGATTCTGAAGTATGGCGATAACCTCGACATGCTCCGAGTATACAACGGTGACTCAAGCCAAGTTCGTGTTGGATACTACGCACAGCTCGCAACCAACGCTCCAGGTTGGAACGGTGTTGTCAGTCTCTCTGCTTAATTAAAAATGTGGGGGTGGCATACTTAACTGTGTGCTGCCCCTCACTTTGTGGGTCGGGGGTATTCCACAAAGTTTAACCACCCAGAAAAAAAGGTAATTATGAACAGTTATTTAAAGCAATTTTACTTCTCTTTTATCGGCAAGCTGACAGGAATCAAAGGCGTTGTATCACTGGTACAGCAAGTTAAAGCGACACGAGTCACCCAAGGCGTCACACTGACAGCTGTGGCTTATGGTGTATCTGGTAACTTGATCAGCATTGCATTTACACCTGGCGCAACGGCTGGTGCTGAAGTCGTTACTGTAGTTGGCAACGCAATCTCTGTGCAGATTGAGACAGGGGTTTCAACTGTTACTCAAGTCAGAACAGCAATCAATGCAGATGGTGCAGCTGCTGCATTAGTTGTGGCAACTGGAACTAACGTGGCAACTGTGGCAACTGCTGCTGCTTTGTTACTCACTGGTGGGATTGATGGAGTTGTGGCTGGATACCTTATCCCTGGCGTTAGCTCTGTTGTGCAAAGCGGTGTTGGAGAGTTGACCATCACCCTTTCACAAGCGATTAACGCACTTGTATTCCCTAGCTTCTCTCTTTTAAAAGCTGTGCCACAAGACTTGGTTCCCCAAGTTAAGTCACAAGACGTAGCTGGAACTAAGGTCATTGTCGTGAACCTACTTGCTGGCGCAACCCCAGCTGACCCAACTGCTGCGTGTTCTCTCTATATGAATATTGAGTGCCGCGGTTCATCTGTTGTTCTCTAAGGGGGTGATGCCATGTTTTTAAACGATAAGAAAAAAGCGGTATCAGTTATCCTGTCCAGACTTGATAAGCCAGGCAAGGACATGGAAGTGAAAGAAGAAATGGAAGTCGGTTCTGAAGCTGGCGGTGAGCTCAAGATGATTGCCGAAGACCTAATGCAAGCCATGGAATCAAAATCTGTGGTTGATGTAAAAGGTGCGTTAGAGGCACTATGTGAGTACATCTGCACCAAGGACTTAAAAGAAGAGTCGTCAGAAGAAGAACAAGAATAAAAAGGGGTACTCTCTATGGCCACCACAATGACTCTTGCACAGTTAAGAACTGCAATCAGGCAGCGTGCAGACATGGAGAGTACTCAGTTTATCACTGATGTTGAGCTCAACTCATACATCAATCAAAGCTACTTTGAGCTCTATGACATTTTAGTTCAAAAGTATGGCTCAGACTATTATGTTGCACCCCCTTATCAGTTTGTTACCGATGGGACCACTCAACTTTACCCACTCCCAACTAGCCCAGGCTTTTATAAACTATTAGGGGTTGACCTATCTTTGAATGGTAGCCCCAACTCATTTATTACACTGAAGCCATTCAATTTTAGTGCAAGAAATAAGAACATAGCACCCAATGTTCAAAGCTTTTATGGCTTCGGTAATATCCAATACAGATTAAACGGCAATAAGCTGTGGTTCAACTTGGTTCCGGCTGGTGGTCAGACTGTGCAATTGTGGTATGTCCCAACGCTGACAACGCTGAGTGCTGATGCTGACACAGCTGATGGCATCTCTGGTTGGACTGAGTACATCATTGTGGATTGCGTTATTAAGTGTTTACAAAAAGAAGAGTCAGATGTGATTGTGCCAGTCACACAGAAGGCAGCACTACTTAAACGCATTGAATCAGCAGCTGAGAACAGAGACGCGGGGTCACCAGCAACGGTTGGCGACACAAGCTTGATTGATTCTTATACCGCTGATGGCTACGGCTTTGGTTACGGCGGTGCCTTTTGATTCAAGTGAAACAAATTACCACCACAGATAAGAACCTGCAGCTTATCCAAAACGCTACACAAAAGGCTGTGAGCGACATTCAACAGCTTCCACTGCTTGGTGGTAACATTATCACCGTTGCGCTTGTCTCAGCGGTTGCAACAGCGGTTAGTCACAAGCTTGGTTATACTCCAACAAAGTGGGCCATTGTTGATATCGATGCCAACTCTGTTGTGTGGCGTTCATCTTGGGATGACACGTTTCTGTATTTAAACTGCACAGCCAACTGCAATGTGAAAGTGTGGGTTGCCTAATGGCACTTCAAACACAGGTAATCCCCATAAATTATGGCCTAGGGGTTGATACAAAGACTGACCCTAAACTTGTGGCACCTGGCAAGCTGTTAAGACTTGAGAACGCGCTATTCACTGAGAACAAACGAGTTAAGAAGCGCAATGGATATGAAGACCTTCCACTTGATAAGGCCGGTGGTGGTACAATTGGTGACCCAAAGCTTGTGGCTACTCGCGGTGGTGAGTTAGTCGCTGCTGCTGACGGTAGACTGTACGCATTCAATGAGCCAAGCCAGCTTTGGAGTGACAAGGGCATTTATGAAAGTGTCATAGTAACCAAAGACAACATCACTAGCTCCGCATTCACACAAAGAGGCTTTAACTCTTGTGACAATGGGACCTATATTCTTAATGTGTGGTGTGAGAACGGCGTGGTTGGATCGTCAGGACTATGGCGCGTTCTTTATAGTGTACTTGATAAGTCAAATAACAACGTCATTATCCCACAGACCAGAATAGATAATGGCATCTCTGGTATTTTTTTAATGCCAAAGGCTGTGTGTCTTGGCGGTTCACAGCTTGCGTTTTTGTACTTGAACACATCAAAAGAACTTGTGTGCGTGAGAGTTACGGTAACAGCCGGCGTTTTAAGTACTGCGACCACCACAATTGCAACAGATAACTCGGCAACAGCAGACATATTTACATACACGCTTGATGGCACCAGCCTTGTTTATGAAATTTATGATGTTCAAGAGACAGCCACTGGCGCTGTTGTGGCTTATGCCAACACCGCTTCAGCTGTTCAGCTTAAAACCATCAACACAAGCGGTGCTGTTGTAGATACTGCTGCCACTTATGGAACTGTGGTCAACTCTTTGAGTGTGAACGTATCCACAACAGGTGCCATCTGGGTGTTTCTAGCGTCACAATATAGGGTTTACACATCTGCACTTGTTCTATCTCTGTCAGACACTACGATTGTTGCCAGTTCTGTTGCCGCAACATCCGTTGAAGATGTAGCAGACCCAACAACATTCTATGTGGTGACTAAGCTTGTGGGTGTGGTCAGGGTTTACAAGGTTACATCTGCAGGCGTTGTCACAAACTTAGGCAACCTTAGTGAATCGCTTGGTGGTAGCGCCAACTTTAGAATAAGTGGGGCGGCATACAGCTACGGTGGGCGATATTATGTCATGATTGACAGCGCGTCGTCAGACACTTCTGTTGATGCTGTTGGAACGCTCTATATGTTCACAGGACTTGCTGGGTCAACAGTGGGTTCAACGCTATATGCTGACGGTGCTTTGGTTGCAAAGTGCCTTCAGGGTTTGAATGACTTTGATTTCCTGTTCATAGCCTTTTTAATCAGGCCCATAATGGTTGGTGACTCTGTAATTTACCCTAGGGCATATGCAACAGGGATCTTAAGCGTATATAGCACATCGACAGCACAGTATGCGTCTTGCTATATTTACTTTCATCATGACCATGTTGACGCTTATCAAGCTTTTGAAGTTAATGATGTTCTGGTTTTCAATGGCGGTGTGTCTTGGTTTTATGATGGGACTGCTGTTCGATGTTTGGGAGTAATAACTCCGCCATATATCCAATCATCAAACGATTTTACGACTCTTGGAAACATGAGCAACGGAACTTATGTCTATTACATAATTATTGTGACCACCGACAAGGCTGGAAACATTTATAGAAGTGCGCCATCTCTTCCGTTTTCAGTCACTCTTTCTGGTGGGACAACCACGCAAAGAGTCACTCTGTCAATTGATTGGTTTAACTTTGACGTTAAGAATGTTGGACCTCAAACGATTAGAACAATGGAAATTTACCGCACACAAAACGCTGCTGTTGGTGCGCAGTTAATCGCAATATCTTTTCCATCAAGCATTTATTCAGACACTGCATCTGACGCAGACATTGCAGATGCTGCATTTCTTTACACTACTGGTGGCATCCTTGAAAACACAGCTGCACCTGGCTTTAAGTCTTTAGTCATTCATAACAACAGGGCTTGGGTGATTGAAGCAGAGAACCCAAACACTGTTCTGTATACAAAACCAATACAGCCAAGCCTTGGGCTTAACTTCAGTGACCTGTTGGCCGTGCAAGTGGATGGCGTTGGTGGCACATGTTCAGCGGTATCAAGGCTTGATGATAAGCTTGTGGTTATGGAACAGCGAAACCCAATTGTTTACTCCGGTGACGGCGCTAATGATGCAGGACTTCAAAGCACATTAAGCCCAGCACAAGTAATTCCGGCTGACTCGGGGTGTGACAGTTCTAAGAGTGTTGCAGCATTCCCTATGGGAGTTATCTTTAAGGGTCCAAAGGGGTTCTATTTATTAGATCGGTCCTTGACCACAAAATACATTGGCATGAGTGTTGAGGCATACAACACCCAAGACGTGACTGGTTCAACCATGGACACCACACGAAGCCATATCACGTTTTTAACAAGTTCGGGCTTGTCACTCGTTTATGACTATATCTTTGACCAGTGGTCCACGTTTACTAATCATGAGGGTGTTAGTGCGTGTCTTTATAACGGCACTTATGTTTATGCCCGTTCTGATGGCTCCGTGTTCAAAGAGGCGCCTGGTTATTATCTTGATGGCACGACCGATTTTAGGGTGTTGGCTCAAACTACATGGCTAGGGCTTGCTGGCGTTCAAGGATTCCAGCGTGTGAGGCGGTTTTTATCCCTTGGTGACTATGCCAATGGGCTTGATGCTGGCCATGGTGTGATGTGTGAAGTGGCTTATGACTTTGACCCAACTTATTCAACCCCACTGACATTCTTGTTTGGAGCTGTGTCTACAAGCGGCAAGTTTCAGTATGAGCAAAGGCTTGTGCGTCAGAAGTGTGACACTTTAAGTGTGAGGGTGACTGAAGTGACTACTGGTGATGAACTTGAGTACATCGATTTTACTGACATGAGTTTTGAAGCTGGCATGAAGGTTGGAACCAACAAACTTGCAGCGGGGTCAGGCGTATGATGATTGAAAAGTTTGATCTCACTGAACACTACGCGCAAATAGCCAGCTGGTACACATACAGAAGGCAAGTGCCGCCACCTGTTTCGTTGCTCCCAAGGATTGGATTCATAATTTCTGATGTGGCATGCTGTTTTCTATACCAGACAGACAGCCACTTAGCCTTTATGGAAGGTGCGATTGCAAACCCGCTCGCTGACAAGGAAAGAAGAAATGAGGCACTTGATATGATCGGTGTTACCATTTGTGAAGAAGCAAAAAGACTTGGGTTTAAACACATTTTTGGAGTCAGCAAGGTTGAAGCTGTACAAAAAAGAGTTAAAAGACATGGTGGCGTAACTGATGGAGTTCCACACTTAGTAATTAAGAGGGCTTTATAATGGGTTTAGGCGAATTTACAGAAGAACAAAAAGCAGACTTTTCAGCAGCAATGGATGAAGCTGATAGAAAGAAAAAAGAAGAAGACGACTATAGAGCCATGCTGGTTGAACAGGCAGCGGGTCGTGGTCCTTCACTTGCCGCAGACATGCTTAAACAGCAGACTAATCAAAACGCTGCTGCAACAAATGCAATCATTGGTTCACAGCGTGGTGTTAACGCTGGTCTTGCAATGCGCCAAGGGCTTCAGCAACAGGCAACGGCTAACCAGAACTTAGCTGGTCAGGCTCAGCAAGCCAGAACGCAAGAACAGCTTGCAGCGCAACAGGCGCTTGGGCAGAACATCACTCAAAGCAGACAGCTTGATCTTCAGCAGCAGAATCAGCAAAACCAATACGCTCTGGGCAATAGACAGATTAACGCTGGTATAGAGATGCAAAACTCTGCAAACACCACTGCCCTTTGGGGTGGTTTACTTGGCGCAGCAGCGGCCGGTGGATCAGCTGCGGCTGGTAGACCCGCAAGTGATGAACGATTAAAAAAAGATATTGGAGACGGTGATCAGGATGCTTATGCATTCTTAGATGCGCTGAAGGCACACAAGTTTAATTATAAGAACCCAGATGGCCCAGGAGCTCAACATGGTCAACAGCTTGGTGTGATGGCTCAAGACATTGAACAGGGGCCAGGTCGGAACATGGTTCAAGATACACCCGATGGCAAGATGCTAGACCCTGCAAAGGGCTTTGGGTCTGTACTTGCTGCACAAGCTAACCTTCATGAGAGACTTAAGAAGATTGAAGGCGGCAAGGGCTACTCAGAAGGTGGCTATGTTGACTACTCTGTTCCGATGAAGAAGGGCAAAAGTATTCTAGGTGATGGCCAAGATGTTGGTGAGCCCATTGGCAAGCTAATTGGGTCAGCAATGAAGAAGAAGGCTGGCAGCTCTGATGTGGTTGGGGTTGAAGATGCTACAAATGACTTCAGTGGCTACGCTGCACATGGTGCTTTAATCCCAGGTGACAGCAAGCAGAATGATATAGTGCCAGCGATGTTAAGCCCAGGTGAGATTGTCATTCCACGCTCTGCTTCAGGCGATAAAGAAAAGGCAAAAGAGTTTATCGATGAACTGATGAAGAAAAAGTCTGCAAAGGATGAACCCGGCAAGTCTGGTTATGCGAAGATCTTGGAAGCACACAGACAGCTTGGAGAAGCTTTGAAAGGATTTAAGGGATAACATGGCACACAAATACCTTAAAGAAGATGACACAGCTTATGTAATTCAGCACCCAGATGGGTCACACTTCAAGGTGGCTAAGAAGGGCCTTGGAAAAGGTGTTGCCGCTAAGATTGAAGCGCTGAAGCCCAAAGGGTATGCAGATGGTGGTGACGTTGAACTTGAAGATGCTGAGGTGATGCAACCACCAGAAGCGCCAATGTTAGAAGAACCAACCTTTGAGCCAGCACCAATGGTTACTCCAACCCCTATGCCATCAGGTTTCAGTGTGAATAAAAAAGTCACGGCACAGGATGAAGGCGCACCGCTTGAGATTGAAGAGATTAAGAATAGCCCACAACCTATGCCAGTCCCACCACAAGGCGCACCCACTCCAGCACCGGTGGCAGCACCAGCGAACCCAATGGCGGCACTGGGTGGTGCTTATGCTCAGCAGCAACAGGCAACAAAGAACATCGGTGCAATCGAGTCACAGCGACAGACGCAACTTGCAAAGGACATGGAAGCAAACCAAGTCAAAGAACAAGAAAGTGCGAAAAGACTTCAAGCATTACAAACTCAGTTTAACACCGACGATGCGGCATTAAGAAAAGACATATCTGAGAAAAAGATTGACCCAAACAAGCTTTGGAGCAGCATGGGTGCGGCTAACAAAATTGGCATGGCCATCTCATTCATCTTGGGTGGTATCAGTCAGGGGATGCTTAAGTCTGGAAGTAATCAAGCTGTGACCATGTTCAACAAAATGGTTGACGATGACATTGCTTCACAAAAAGCAGAGCTCGGCAAAAAAGAGAACCTGTTAAGCCAGAACATGGCTAAGTTCAAAGACAATGCGCTTGCTGAACAGATGACGCGCACACAATTGCAGAGTGCTTTTCAGTCGCAGCTTCAACAAAGGGCGGCACAGAGTGGTTCTAAGCTTGCAATTCAACAGGCTAAGCTTGCGAATGGAGTGATTGAAGAAGAAAAGCAAAAGAACATTGTCGCAATGGCAGCTGCAAAAGCCAAGGCAATGGAAGCAAAGACTGGTCAGTTTATTCCACAGCTTGGCGCATATGCTCAAAGCCCAGAGGTGGCTCAAAAGATAAATCAAAGACTTGTGGATTCTAACAAGGCGTCGTCGGGCCTTAACTCACTGCTGGCCATTTCACAGATGACAGGCAAAAGCTTTAGTCCAGAAATAAGTGCCAAGGCCTCAACTGAGGCTCTGATGCTTCAGGGCGCACTAAAAGAGGACATTGTTGGTTCTGGAACCGTGTCTGATTCAGACCGTGCGATGCTTAAGGCTGTTGTGGCTGACCCAACTGTTTTGCTGAGTATGGACAGATCAAACATTGCTAGACTGCAAACGCTTAAAGCAATTGTCGATAGAAACACCAACGACACACTTAGGGCTTATGGGATGCCAGCTAACTACGGCAAGTCACAAGGCATCGCAAAGGGTGCAAGATAATGGCTTATCGTTTTGACCCAAGCACTGGTTCAGTAGTTGAAGATACATCTGCACCAGCACAAGGGTCTGGCATTCCACAGTCAGTGATTGATACTGACAACATCCCAATGATTGATGATCAAGGGAAGCCTGTCTATGTGGGCAAAGCCAAGCTTGCTGAAGCAATCAATGCTGGCTTCAAGTATGAGCCACCGGAAGAAGAGAAGGCCCGCAAAGAAGCTGAACAATATGGCACACTCCCTGAGACATTAAAGACGACAGCTGAAGCAGCTGCTAGTGCCGCGTCTTTTGGAACGTCGAGAGAACTGGCAAACCAGATTGGGCTTAGCACTCCAGAAGCACAAGCAGCACGGCTAAGGGTGAACCCCACAGCTGGTGATGTTGGAACATTGCTTGGCATTGGGGGGGCATTACTTGCACCTGAGGCTGGACTTGCTGGGATTGCATCAGCGCCGGTCAAAGCTGTTGGAAGGCTTGGCGCTGGAATCACAGAAGCGGCGTTGCCAAGTATTGCAAAGGTTGCTGGTGAGAGTTTAGCGGGCAAGATTGCATCAAGGGCAGCGGCAAGTGGACTTGGGTCTGCTGTTGAGGGTGCCGCTTATGGTGCTGGCCAAGCAATAGATGAACACGCATTAGGGAAGTCACACGACCTTGCTGAATCAGTCCTCATGGATGTGGGCCTTGGCACTGTGTTAGGTGGTGGCATTGGGGCAGCATTGGGTGGTCTTGGGGGCGCATACTCGCACTTTGCTGCTCCAAAAGCCATTGCACCAGAAGTGGCACTTGCTGAAGCTGGAATTGTACCGCCAAAAGTTCCACTCGGGTCTGTTGAAGAAGCACAGCTGTATGGAACTTCCAACAAACAAGGTCCAACACTTAGGGATGCGATTGGCGCTGAGGATCTAACACCTGAGGCAAAGGCAACGCTTTTTGACGGGTTGAATAAGCCAAAGGCCAATGTCGCAGAGATAACAGACGCAGCAAGAGAACTTAACCTGCCGGTCATGGAAGAAATGCTGACTGACAGCAGTATAATTCACAAAGCTGGTGAGGTGGCGCGTAACAGCAACACACTTATGGGTGCGGGTCGGGCTGAAGCTTATAACAGCGCGTGGAATGGAGCTGCTAAAGCTGTTGAAGATACACTTGGACCAGCAACCACACAAAGCAGGGCTGAACTAGGAACGGTGTTACAAGATTCAATCGGCAAGACATTTTCTGCTAAGGCTGGACCCATTAAAGAACTGTATGCAGAGATTGAACCATACAGAAAAGTTCTAAAAGTTCCAGCAAAGACCTCTAATGACCTTAGCCGAAGCTTCATGGACATAGCTGGTGAGAACACTGTCAGGGGCACTGATGAATTCAACTTTATAAGGACATATGCTGACAGCGCAGCAGATGTTACAGACCTTGATAAGCTAAAGATGTTTAGGTCGGCACTGGGACGTGAAAAAAGACCAGAATTTAGGCATGTCGCAAGTCTAATGCGTAAAGAACTTGATGACCTTGAGTTGAACATCATCAAAGACTTTTCGAATCAAATTCCAGACCCAATGGCGCGAGCAACGGTGATGACCCTAGCTGATAAAATTAAGCAAGCCGATGGTGCGTACAGGGCTTTTATGGGGCAGGCTGAAAAAATTGGGTCTAATGTGCTTGGGAAGAAAAAGCTGTATGGGCCGCAAGACTTTTTAAATGCAATTGATGAAATAACTCCAGAAAAGTTTGCAAAGAAGCTGTTCCAAAAAGAAAACTCACGCTTCTTAGGCTGGATGAAAAACAACTTCCCTGAAGAAGTTGGAATGTTGGCCAAGTTTGAAAAGGGCCAGCTTGCTGAGAAGTTCACAACAGAGGGTCAGCCATTCAATGCCAAAGGGCTTCTTAAGCAAGTTAATAAATTAGAGAAGGAGTATAGGGACACTCTTTTTAATGCTGCTGAACTAAAGCAATTGGCCAATGCTGAAGTGTACCTTGGCGCATTCCCTAAGTCATACAACCCATCTGGAACCGCGCAACAGCTTGAGTTTTATAAGTCACTTGGCAATCCAATCAAGATGGCAATGGCTGAAGCACAAGCACTCGCTGCCCTTAAGCTTGTTAAGGGTGAGGGTCCAATCAAAAAGGGTATTGAGTATCTTGCGTCTATTGAACGCGCTGCAATCAAGATTAAGAAGGGCATTGAAACTGGTGCAGCTGACATTTTTAGAGATTCAAAAGATAATGTTAAGAAAGCTGTTGTTCCAACAGTCATTCAGTTTGATAAGAAAAAAGAAGAGAAGAAGAAAACTGACCTTCACTCAAGCCTTTTGGAGCTCAGTAATGACCCACTTAAGCTGATGGCAAGGCTTGAAGAAAAGACTAGGGACATGCAAGCTGTTGCGCCACAAGCAACGGCCGCGATGCAAGAGGCTATGGTTCGGGGTATCACATTCTTAGGGTCTAAGGTTCCAATCCAACCCGATGCTGCACCGTTGTCAGCAAAGCATGTTGCAAACACGGCCCAGCTTGCAAAGTTTGGCAGATATTATGAGGCAGTTCAAAAGCCTTTGTCAATTCTTGCACAAATTAAGAACGCAACCATCACACCTGAAGCTGTTGAAGCTGTCAGCACTGTGTTTCCTAAGATGTACACCCAGATGGTTACCGCTGTGATGGATAAGGTGATGGACCACCAAGCAAAGAATCTATTGATCCCATACAAAACCAAGTTAGCACTCTCTATGTTCTTGGGACAGGACTTAGTTGACTCACTGAATAACCAAAGTATGCAGATGACCCAAACGGCTATGATGACCCAAGTGTCTGGGGAAGATGTGCAAAACGCAGTGAAGCCCACATCAGGCGCATTGCAAAAGTTAACAAATTCAGACAGACTTTTAACACCAATGCAATCATCAGCAAACAGAAGGAACGCTTAAATGGCATCATACAGACATATCGAACCAAAATCTGTGCTGGGGGCAACGGTTACAGGCGATGTTGACAGTACACACCTTGATTTACGCACCATGAATAAGGTTGGCGTGTCCATTAAGTACGATGCTGGTCTGACAACAGCTTCTTTTGCTGTGATGGGTTCGATTGATGGGATTGACTACGGTGATTTTGGCGTGTCGATTCCAGATGCGGCCGCTTCAGCAACAACTCTGGTCTTTGGCTTTGACACACAAGGTGTGAACTATTTCAAAATTGCAATCACAGGCGTAACGGGGTCTGGAAGGGTTGATATTAAAATGTCAGCTAAGGGAATATAAGATGAGAACTTATGCTATTGCGGCGCTGTTGATTCTGACACTTGCACCATGCAGGGGTCTTGCGATTGGTCTTATCACTGACCCAAGTGGGCCAACGCAGTATTTAAAGAATAAGGCACCCACACAAGTTAGGACCGACTCAGTAACTCCAGCCAATAACTTGCCGCTACCCGTTCAGCTTTATGATCAAACTGGCATTGCTGGTGATGTGACTAATCCGCTTTATGTTCAGGGTTCAATTTCTGCCAACAACCCAAGTGTGAGTGCAACGGGTGCCGCGGTTCCAGCAAGTGCAACATTTGTGGGTGGTGAGAACCCATCTGGTGACTTGATTGGCCTTAAGGCAAGCGCAACGGGTGAACTTCTAGTTGATGGCTCAGGTGTAACGCAACCAATCAGTGCGGCATCATTACCGCTTCCAACTGGTGCTGCAACAGAGGCGACGCTAAGCACATTAAACGGAAAAGTTGTTGCGGTAGACACGGGTGCTGTTGTGGTTTCAAGTTCGGCTCTGCCAACTGGCGCTGCTACAAGTGCAAACCAAGCTACAGAGATATCAAGCTTAAGTTCAATCGATGGTAAAACGCCAGCACTTGTCAGTGGCAGGGTTCCAGTTGACGGTTCAGGAGTTACACAGCCGGTTAGCCTTGCATCAGTTCCATTGCCAACGGGTGCTGCTACCGAAGCAACATTAAGTGCATTGAACGCAAAGGTCACAGCTGTTGATACGGGTGCGGTGGTTGTTTCGAGCTCTGCCCTTCCAACAGGTGCAGCTACTGAAACGACAGTGAGCGCGATTAATTCAAAGCTTGCAAACGACTATGGGAGTTCAGGCGGTGCAGTTAGAACAGCTGCACAGCTTGGCAATGCTTCGGGTGTGGCTGACTTTGGAATTGGTGCATCAGGCGCACAAACATTAAGGGTGAGCTCAAACATCACAAGGGACGGCACAGCGCTATCTTATAACGGCGGTGTGGCTGACGCTAACACCATCAGAGTGGCCCCTGTCAGTCATGGCGTGGTGACAACCTCAAGAAACAACTACGCATCGACTCCGGTAACTACTGGCGCATGGGTTCAGCTTATCGCATCGACCGCGAGTGCTGTTAACATGATGGAAATATTCGACAGCAGCGGTCAGACAATGGAGATTGGAACGGGTGCAGCTGCATCTGAGACAAGGCTAGTGATTGTATTCCCTGGCGGTAATGGTCAGATACCGGTCAACATTCCAGCGGGTACACGAGTTAGCGTTAGGGCAGTGAGTGCATCAGCTTCGGTTGGTGAGTTAGACATCAACTTTTACAACTAGGAGTTTTAATGGGTAGCCCAGCAATTTTTTCAGGTTCAAGAACAAAGCTGTTAACTCAAAAGGGTCTTATCCTTCAGAGCGGTGCCACCATTGACAGTGACGGCATTAAAAACTATGTGGGCAACCCAGGCTTTGAATCAAACACCACAACGGGCTGGTCACTTGGAACCGCAACATTAACAAATGGCCTTCCAACCGGTGTTCCAACATTCGGGTCTGGCGCATCTGGCAACCTGTCTATTGCTGTTACATCCACAAACCCTCTTTCTGGTTCTTATTCATTGTCTGAAGTATCAAGCGCTGCAACGACAGCTGGTGACTTCTTAGCTAGTGACGCGTTTACAATTGACATAGCTGACCAAGCAAAAGTGATGGCATTCAAGTTTGCATATAGCGCGGTAACCAATCCAACCAATGGCAATTTTTCTGGCACATCATCCAATAGCTTTGGTGTGGCCATTTATGATGTGACTAACTCGGCTTGGATTATACCGGCCGGCGTGTTCAATCTTGTACAGGGTAGCGGTGTTGGCATCGCATCTGGAACATTTCAGACCACAGCAAACAGCACGCAATATAGACTTGTGATTTACAACGCTACCGTAACGGCTGGCGCAATCACCATGTACTATGATGAGTTCTACCTTGGACCACAGACAACTGCGGCCGGCGCTGCTATTGGTGACTGGACAGCTTATACCCCAACAATTACAGGGCTTGGCACTCCAACAAATGTGGCTTATTATTACAGGGTTGTTGGTGATTCGGTACAGATTGCAGGGTCACAAACTTCAGGCACCGCAGCCGCATCAATCTTTTCGATTACTTTGCCGAGCGGTATGGTACTAGACACAGCAAAGATAGGCATATCTAACACAACGGCTGCCGCTGGACCCCACTTTGGGACTATTGAGTTTAGTAATTCAGATGGCTTTGGTGTGATTGTAACTGCAACAGGAACAAGTACAGGGCTTGTGTACATGGCAACGCGCTCATCTTTGGTGCCTAAGAATGGTAGCGACTTATCAGGCAATAGTGTGGTTGGAACGGTTAATTTTACTGTACCTATTGCCGGTCTTTCATCCAACACAGTCATGAGTTCTGACACTGATACTCGCGTGACTGAGTTAATTGTCAATGGACAGCCTGCAAACGTAACGGCAAATAACCCAATCATATATCCAACAGTATTAAGCGACACTAATGCCGCATATAATGCCACTACAGGTCGCTACACAGTCCCAGTATCAGGCTGGTACAAGGTGACCGCATCCGGCGCTGCTACGGTAGCGGCGGCTACCCTACTATACTTGTATAAAAACGCCTCGATAGGCGCGGTAATGGGACAATCCCAAGTAGCCAACGGACTGTTATTCGGTAGTGCCGACATTAAGTGTGTCGCTGGCGACGTTTTAGACGTCAGGCCTGACGGCAATGCTACAGCCTTTGCAGCATCAGCCACATTAAACCAGTTATCTATTACCCGAGTTACTGGTCCTGCTACCGTTGCTGCCAGTGAAAAAGTATATCTTCAGTACACAGCTAACGCTGGCAACGCCTTAACTGCTTCCACAACCAACATAACATACAGCACCAAGGTGATTGATTCACACAATGCTTGGAGTGGCACAACATTTACCGCGCCTTATACGGGTTGGTTTAATGTGACTGGAACAGTTTTAACTACTGCTGCAACGACAGCTGGTATTTACCTTTATGTTGATACTGTCTCAAAAATTCTACTTAGCTCAACGGTTAGCTCTGATCTAAAGACTATATCGGGTGGCATATATTTAATTTCAGGGCAGGTGTTAAGTTTAAGGTCTGACACAAATGCAACACTCAGTAACTCCTCAACGGCGCACACTGTCGCAATTACAAGTCAATAAAGGGAACTAATGGACCAAAGGATTGTCAAAGAAGTGACGAGAAGAACACAGCTGGCTCAAGTGATTGACCAGATGATTGCTGTGCATATTGAACAGCGCAAGAGTTGTCACGTTAGGCTTAAGCGTGGAATCATGCATGACTTAATTAGTGGTTATCTTGGGGTTAGGGTCAGCAATTTTATGAGAGCACACATAAATTCAAGAATGGTGGCAGCTGGCTACCCGTTAGCAGTTCAAAAGGGCAATCTATATTACAAGCACGCACAGCTTAAGGAACATCATGGACAATAGCTTCCAGCATTTTATCGAGTGGTGTTTTTATGGTGTACTTGGTGGCGCAAGTATTTATGCTGTGGGTATACTTGGAAGAATGAAAGACAGCATAGACAAGTTAAATGAAAAAATTGCTGTTATTATTGAAAAAACTCAGTGGCACGAGAAGGAGTTGGAGCGCCATAATTACCGAATCTCCAGCTTAGAAACAAAGGAGAAGTAAAATGGAATTAGCATTGGTTACGTTTTTATCTGGTCTGCATCCGATTGTTGCCACAGTTCTTGTTGCGCTTGGGGCACTTGTTGTTATTGCACAGGTTGTTGTTGGAATCACACCAAGCAAGTCTGACGATGCGGCATGGGAAAAAATCAAGGGTATGCCTTTCTTAGGTGCTTTTTTATCAGCACTTGCATCATTGGCACCAATTCAAAAGAAATAATATAAGGGGGCACTGATGAGAATAGCTAACTACGATGCATTATCTGCTGCTGTGATGGGTGTGGCGACAATCACCAGTGACCCCATTGATATCAGCTCAAGCTTTGGTTACGCGGTTCATTGTATCTGGACTGGAACACCAACTGGAACTCTGACGCTTGAGGCAAGTTGTCAGGAAAACGCACCAACAGCTTTTGAAACGATATCAGGAACAAGTGTTTCATTGGTGGGTGCTGCTGGTGCGCAGCTCTATAATGTGTCTGACTGCCAGTATAAGTGGGCACGGATTAAGTATGTTGGGGCATCTGGGGCTGGTTTAATTACTGCACATGTAAATAAAAAAGGATTCTAGCGGTGAGCTACATAAATATTGACCACAGAGATGCTGTTTTAATTGAATCTGCTGTTGCTGATAATTATGAACCCGTTTTTAAGTCTTTGATTAAAAAAGAGGTGCCAGAAGTAGTTAGGGTAGTGACACTAAAACAAATACTTTCAGACTGCACGAGGTGGTTTTTATCATGGTTTTATTAAGTCTTTTATTGGCTCTGTGTAGCACCTCTTTTGCTGACTATATCAACATCCCAACCACTGGCACCGGTGGTGGTTCTGTTAACTCTGTTGGGGCTAGCGCACCTTTGAGTAGCACTGGCGGCACTGATCCAGTTATCAGCTCATCTGTGGCTGGATCTGGTTCTAATGGTTACTTAACGTCGACAGACTGGAATGCGTTTAATAACTCTTGGAAGTTGTCGGGCAATGCGGGTTCTGGTGGCAGCATCCTTGGAACCACTGATGCTGTTGATTTAACAATCAAGACCAATGGCTTTAACCAGATGGTCATGAGTCAAGATGGTGGCTGGCAGTCTAACCAATCGTTTAATCTTTTAGATGGGACTTCAAAAGTTCAGTATTACTTATCAAGCGCACAGGTTCCGACACAAAACGCACCAACCAGCAACAGAACAAGCCTTGGGGTTAATCTTGAGTTTGACATTGCTGATGCTGGTTATGATCTTGGTGGGTCGCTGCTGGCGCAGAATGCAAGGCTTGCAATCGGTGGGAGTGGCACTGTTTCTTATGGTGTGGTTTATGATGGAACCTTTGACTTCTCAAGCACTGGAACACTAGACACGTTTAGGGGCTTAAATATTGATGGTTCAATTGATGCCGGTTATACTGTCGGAAACTTCAACGGTATTTCTAGTAACTTGAACACTACTGGATCCACTCTAACTGGTATGAACACGTTTAGTGGATCGGCATTTTTGACGGATGTGACAGCTGGTAATTTGTTCACCCAGAACATGACTTTAGGACTAAGTGGAACATCCACTGTTAGTCAGGGTGTCACCGGCACAAACACAAACACCTTTTTAGAGGGGTCAACAAACGTAACAGGGTCTTTAATTGGAAGCGGTAATTCTGTTACTATGTCTGATTCATCGACGGCAAACAACATCACTGGCAGTTACTCTAATGTGAACATGGAAGATGCTGCTTCGGTTAATAATATAACCGGAGTCAGCTCAAGTGTAGACATAACCGGAACTTCTGATGGTGGTGGTATCAGCACCATAAATGCGAACACACAGGTACGCGGCAATGCTACGGCCACTGGTGTTACTGGTGTCAATATTGGATCAAACATCACTGACGATTCAGTTGTTCAAAGCTATTCTGGCATCAATGCCTCAAGCAATATTTCTGGTAACGCTGACATAGACAATGTGACCATGGGATTCATTGGCGGCAACGTCCAAGGTGCCGCTACTATAGACAACCTAGGCGGGTTTCAAGCAAGTACAGTGTTAGGTGGCACTGCCACGACAACTAATTTTACTGGTGGGCAGATCAGTGCAAGTATTTCTGACACTGCTACTTCGACAAATGGTATCTCTGGGTTAAAGGTGTTTGTATCCACTGCGACACCACAAAGTGCTGTCAAAGGTATTGATATTGACGTGTCTAGCGCAAGCTTAACACAGACACAGATTGATGCCGGGGCTCAGATTCAGGCACTCAATGTTTATGGTGGGTCAATGTCTGTGCAAAGTAATTACAACCCTCCAGCGGCGGCATCTTTCTTCCAGAATCATTACATTGGCGGAACGTCTGACGTGGTAAATGGAGCACCGATTAGCGCGTATGGTTTTGGAACCAATCTTGCTCAAAGCATTAACTTCCACGACGACTGGACTGTTGACGGATCTGGAGTTCGTTTAGGCTATGTTGATGTGGGATTTGTTGGAGCCATCACTGGCGACACTGGCAAGACCATGGACTCTTGGACTGGCGCACTCGGTGGTTTCGGCAATCCAAGCGGTGGTGCTGGTGTGATTGATCAGGCCATTATGTTTAGGGCAGCTGGTGGCCTTCCACAGGGTGGGTCACTCTCTGTCACTAACATGTATGGTTTTCAATCTATGGCCACACTGTGCGCTATTGGAACTAACTGCTGGGCATTCTTTGATGACTCGGGTTCTGAAAACTTTGTTTCAAAGCTTGCGATTGGGACAGCATCAAAGAAGGTTACAAGTGGTGTTGCACTTGACGTGGTTGGACGTGCGGCATTTACTGAAGGGGCACAGTTAACAACATCTGGCACACAGCCAACGTGTGCGGTGGCGTATAGGGGTTTACTTTGGAACATAGAAGGCGGTGCTGGTGTGGCTGATATTTTACAAATTTGTCAAAAGAACGCAGCTGATGCGTATGTTTGGATCACTAAATAATGGGTACCTGGGCAGCCATTAAGGCAATTATTGAATTGACGCCGCAGCTAATAAAATTAATAGTTCACATAGGGACCATAATGGCCAAACGTGAATTTAAGGATCTAGTAAATGAATCGTGTGAAATTGCTAAACTTCAAGAGACTGCAAAAACTGGCGCTGACAACGCTGTCATACTCGCTCGCGTTGCTTCTATCTGGAAGCGTACTTAGCTGCAAGGGTGACCCTAAGGTTGACCCATGTATGCCTGATGTTGGCAAGTTTACCTGCAACAATAAGAAGCAGGACGTTTCATTTACTGCAATGAACGGGTGGGAGTGTTTAAGCCCTGTTGCACACAATGAGCTCTATGTTGACTGTGTTGATGACAAGGGTTGGCGTGATGTGACGTGGTGTACGTTTAAGTCTGCTGGAACTGTCTTTTTATGCAGTGACGGCAAAACACTTAGCTATGCCGAAGGCAGACAATTCTTGTGCTTCCATCCAAGAGATGTATTTAAGATGCAAAAGGTGTGTGAGGCTAGGAAATGAACACTTTGCATCACAGAGATGGCGCTGAATGCCCATTGTGCAATTGGAAGCTTAATGAAGCGCACCCAGTGATTGCAGACTGGTTCCACAGGTCAAAAAAAGTTCATGTTAATATGCATATCGCTTGGGCTTATAGGTCACAAGCTGATCAAGATAAGATGGTGGCAGAGAAGAAGTCACTGGCTAAGTGGCCAACATCAAAACACAACGCAAGGACAGATGACTTGAAGCCGTGTGCTGAAGCGCTAGACATTTTTCTACTCGATGAAGATGGCAATGCACGCTGGCCTAAGATATTTTATGCAAAGCTTGCCGCAGAGAACAAAGCTAACGGTGAACCAATTAAATGGTCTGGTGAGTTTAAAAGTATACTTGAGTCAAACCATTTTGAACTGAAAAGGGCTAAAAGTGAAAAAGTATAATGAACACATCTTGTCACTTTGCTGGACCGAAGCGGGCAAAAAGCAAGTCAACATCGCGCAGATGCGTGAGATAATGGGTATTGTCGCACACATGGTTGCTACACAGCCCGAGTTCTTGGCTGAGTTACTTCGCGTGGGGATTAAGAAGGCTAAGCGCATTGACGAGACTACTGACTCTTAGTGAACCTGGTCACAGCCCTTAGACAGTCAGCACATACGAAGTGAACAATCACTTTGTCAAAGTAGTCAGTGAATTTAATTGATTTAGGCCGCACATGATACCCAAAGAAGCACTTAATTTTTTGTATCACTCAAACACCTCAGTGATGACTACGTGAACTTTCTTGGTATTAAAATTCAGTGGGATTTCCAAAAAAACCTTGCTTGAAGAATAGTGGTAATCCATAAGGACTCGCGTATGAAATTCATGTCGCAATGGCTCTACGTTTGGAAGTAGGTTGGAACCTTTTAAATGTTTAGATCTGCCATCTAAGTCGCGCTCTCCTGAACTCCACTCTGAGCCAATCTTTATTTTAATATAAATCTTATCGCTTACTTCAAAGATAACAACATCTTCTCCAGAAACAGTCTTAGTCAAACCTACTTTAAATTTACTCATTGCTTAAGCCTCTTTCCATAGTGGGATGTTTATAAAGCACTGGAATCCCATTGCGCCAAAATGCATTGAGATACATCGGTACAAGAAGTCATCACTATACCTAATCTTGAAAGTTGGTGTTGTTATAGAAAATCCAGCACCGATACAAAAGCCAAAGTAATTACACTCAATAATCTTTAAATTCCAATCTCTCATTCCATACTCCCCTCTTCAATCAAGCCATTAACAAACTGTTCTAGCTTGTCAATCCGACCACTCAAGTACATTCGCTGTGGTGTTATATTTCCAAGCATAGGGTTCTCTGTCTTAAACCACGTCGCTGTTTTGTTAGAGTTCCACTGCATATGAAGTGACACCTTTATAAAAAGTCGGTGATACCTTGTGGCGTCTACCATCTCCTCGCTAGTCATGCCTTTGGGTTTCATCTTCAATCCTCTGAATGGTTCGATCCAGCTTCATTTCAATCATTGCATCAATGTTACGCGGTCCAAAAATTAAACGCATCTGTTCCAGCATGATAAGCGCGTCTGCAATCTCTTCATGATGGTTTGAATGCCTACCAGAGTTATGCTTCATAAGTGCTGCTGCGCACTCGTTTAGTTCTTCCACGCACTTGAGTAGCTGCGGGCCATATCCGTAGTGAACGATAATACTTTTTAGCTTATCTTGGTTGTTCATTCCTTCATCTCCTTCACTTCGTCGCAGTGTCATAAGAAAACCAATATTAATTTTGTTAGCCCAAACCAAATAAGCTTTACGAGTGCGATAGATATTAATGCCAGAAACGCCAACGCGCTAAACACAAGTGCAGTTGAAATTATAATATTGAAAATAAAATCGCTTAATTCAAAAATTTTCATCGTTCAAACACCCACTTACCGTCTTCGGTTATCATGTCGGGAATGTCTTGGCGGCGTACATACCCATGTTTAGAGTTGAACGTCTCACCCTCGCCAAGAAAAACGGTAAAACCAGTAGTCATGTTCCGCCACGCCTGAAGCACGACGCGCTTCTTAGGGAGGACTGGGGACCAGCCTTCTGCGGTTAATTGCCATGACTGCTCAATCCCATCATTGTTAATTAACAAAACATTTAACTCGCCTATTGCAGTGACGCGATACTGACCATACAAGATGTGGTGCAACTTCCCGCCGACTCCTACTTTTTCGATTGCTTGTCCTAGTGTCATAAAAAAGCTCCTATCAATTTTGCTAGTCCAATCCAAACAAGTTTCACAATTCCGATCGATATAGATGCCACTACCGCCAATACTGCCACCACAAGTGCAACAGCAATTATAATGCTAAAAATGAAGTCGTCCCACTCAAAAACTGTCATCACTCACAAGCCTCATACTTTCTCTGAAATTCCTCATCGCTGCACACGCTGAAATTGTCGCCGTCTTTGACTACCCACTCTCCAGCATTTGCGACAATATTTTTTATCAAATCATCAATTTCAATAAATAATTTTCCGTGTGAATTAATCGCGTAACCAGCTAACCAGTCGTGCTCATCACACCAAGTTAATATTTTGGCGCATGAGACTTCGTCTGTAACCTGCACCGCCTCAACCTCAACTGTCTTGCTTCGGTATTTCATTTTGTAAATCTCAGCATAGCAGCAAGTCTTTGAATATCTTTCACAAGCATCTCCTTCTCAAAATTATGCGCACGGGAGTCAGAATAAATAATCAGCACAAGCCGTCTGGCGTATATTTCTATGTGCTTCGCTATCTCTTCTTGGCTCATTCCAACACCTCCAGCGTAACCTTCACGCGCTTACCTTCAAACTCATTGGGTACTATTACAACATGGCGCGTGTAGCTTTCGAGTTTATCCCCAAAAATCTCCGCCCATTTCACAACCTCTTCAAACTCCGCCCTAAGCGGTTCGTGGTTCGGGAGCAGATCCCACTCACTGCTCGGATCGCCGTTTTCTTTTCCGTTTAAATCCCACGACTGCGCAAACCAACCACCGCTTTTCACTCTCCCAAAAATGCGATGCTCGCCAATCTCAAGAATAAAAGCCTCGCTACCGTCTCGTGTATTAGTCGCTCCAACTTTAAACTTGCTCATAAACCCTCAAATCATAATCAGGATTAGACGATGGCTCTAAGCACTTTCCTTCAAGTGTCCACTTCGCAGCGGCGTATCGCCTTGGAGCTACCAGTATCTTGCCGAAGATGTGGTGCTCATCTATTTCAAATATCACTACCTTGTGCATTCGGCGTGATGACCATGGGCCTGTTTTAAATTTTGTCATCTTCAACCTGATGTGTTTTAGTCATTCTAACTCTCCAAATGGTTTTATTATTTGAATCACCAGACTCTTGAATGAGGTCTTCAGTACCAAGTTCAACAAGAATATCAATCGCCTGTCTTAACAGGTCTTGCACTGGTTTGAGAATGTCGTCAGACGGTGCTGCTTTTATTTTTGTTTTCAAGTCAATTACGTTATTCATACCTCTCCTTAAAATCGGCGGCTACTTCTTGAAGACTGACACAATCAGCGCCCCAAGGTCCCACATCAAAGTGAATGGGAGAGCGAGTGCAAATATGGCCATCCCCTGACCTTTGTTAATTGCTTTAAGTATCTCTGTCGTCTTGTTAAATGCCATCTTCTCTCCTTTAAATCGGCGGCGAGCGGCGATTACGCTCTTTACTCTCGCTCGTTTGAGTACCGCCTTATTTGCGCTGTCGCCAAACAAGCGGATTAGTCGTAATAGGTCGTTAATCCGCCCTGCCGAGTAAACGGCACGCGCAA